AAAATCCACTGGCAAAATTAGTTTGTATATCTAATAATAGTACATTAGTGTCCGACAGCTGCTCGTTTGCAAATTTTAACTTATCCACTTCTTCTACTGCATTTGCTATTGCAACACTTTGCTGTTCAGTTATTATACCTAAACGAGCTCCCAAAGTATCGGCACTTAGCTGCCTTTGTGCCTCAGTAGCAGAGGCTAAAGCTAATAAAGTTTCTTTTTCTCCTTCCCTTAGGCCATCTGCTTCTGCTCTATTTCTAAGCTCTAATTCTGAAACACGTAACTTTGCATCCAACAGAACAAATTCCATAGATACCATTTGACGCTTCATGTCTGCTTCTGCAGTCAGTTGCGCAATCTTAGACTTCAACAAGCCGGATTCTAAATCATACGCATTTTGAGCATTTCTCTCCTGCTTGTCTAAGAAGGCGAAAGGTTCGGTAGACTCTCTACGCTCTTGCCTTGCCATGCGTATCTTAGATAAAGCTATTCGAGCGTCTAAACTTTGCTTATCTAAATCTACTTGAGTCTTTAAAATATTTAAGTACTCTTTGGCCTGGGACATAACTTCAGAACTTAGACGAATTTGCTTTATTTCTCTTGAGGTTTGTAGAATTCTTCCTAAATAGTCACCTTCTTGCCTTGTAGTTTCTAAGCGTGCTTTGTCTAATACTATTTTCTGCTCCAAAAGCTCTATTTCTCTATTTCTTGCGTTATTTTCTTCTTCGCTTAGCTCTGTTAGCTCTGTTAAATTATCTATTCTATTCTGTTTTGCTGTTATTTCTGCCTCTGCTCTTAATATGTCATACGCTACATTTATAATACCGTTGTAAGAGCTTTCTAGGTTTCGTAATTGATTTTCTTGCGCTGTATCAAGAGCAATTGATGCTAATTTTGCCGCGTTTATCTCTTTTTCAAATGCCACCATTAACTTTTTAGTCGCACTAAGCTTTCTAAGAGACTTTAACTGCTCGTCTGTAATTCTTATCCCGCTGTTGGCTTGTTCATTAAGATTATCTATTGCAAGTTGAATATTGCGCACCCCAATGTCTCCTTGAGATAAAGGCGCAAGGCTGCGAACCCAATCGCTACTAGCTGCTTCTGCTTCTGCAATAAGTCTGGTACTCTGCTTTATAAGATTACCTCTCTCCTGAAAGGTATTTCTAATCGCCTGAGCCTCTTGTTCAGTAGCATTTGCGGTACCGTTCAAAACCGCTAGATAGTCGAGGGCAAACTTAGGTTTCATACCTGTTAGTCTTATTACTTGATTAATAGCATTAATTTCATCATCTATAAACTTTTTTGCCTCTTTGTTAGTGTCTAGCTCTGCTTTATTACGTACTAGAGCATTGTTGAACTCTCTTCTCGTACTTCTGCTCATATTGTCCTGGTTAGCTGCTGCCAACCTAACAATTTTGTTTCGTTTCTGCAAGAGTTTATTGTATTCCTTTGACATTTTAAGCGTAGAAGAAAACTCATCAGAACTTAACATAGACGATTTAGTAGCTACATTTGAGAATACTTCGTTAGATCTTCCTGCTTTAATAAGCTTTTCTTGAGTTTCACCAAATTTTTCGTACTCTTTATTTAAATCAGCTAAGCGACTTCTAGTAGGCTCTAAAGAATCTGCAGATTCTTCTGCATCTTTCTTAAACCACCCCATATAATTTGAAAGAAGTTGAAATCCTGTAACTGCAATTGCAAACCAGCCAAAAGCACCTAGAAGTCTTGTGCCCCATGTAAGTATAAATGCACTGGTGCGAGCAATGACCGCAGCTATTGTAGCATATGCGGCTGAGATAGTTGCAGCAGCTCTTTGAGTTGTCGCTACTTTACCGGCCTCGGCTACTTCCAACTGCTTCATAGCAATCTGGAAGTCCCGAACTATCTTAATATCCATACCTTTAAAGATGCCAGCAATTATTATACCGTGCTCATTAACATTCTTTTCCGCTGCTTTTAGTGCTCTTTTAAGAGTAGCACGAGCTTGAGGAGTCATTATCCCACCGCTTGCAAATTGTTGGAGTATTTTTGATTGACTGCCTGCAGCGAGTGCTGCTGCTGCTTGCTCTCGCACTGCTGCTGTGGTGGATTGTATAGTTAAGCGAGTTGCTCTATACGCCTCTTGGGCTTTTACGGCTGCAGCTACTTGTTCCTTAGCATTTAACCGTGCTTGAGAAGCCATGTCCTTAAAGCTAACCCCCATAGCAGCTAACGGCCCCTTTAAGAGAAGTCCAAAAGACGCTATCGCTAGTCCTGGGGTATCTGTAAGTACTTTTGCTAAAGGCCCAACTATCTGATCTGCTAATAGCTTGGCTTTTATTAAAATATCGTCAAAAGCTTTGCCGAGCTGATTATAGGGATTTACTACGCCCTCTGGAGCTAATGCAGCTACTCGGCTTGCTTCTTGGAGTACTTTATTTGCAACTGCTTGACTCTTTTCAAATTGGGTTAATTCATTTGCACTCTTTCCAATTGTACGCGCATATTCTTCTTGAGCATCTTTTAAACGTAAAATAATACCTAATTCGTCAAGTAGTTCTGGTTCTGCTTTTGTAACGCCTCGTACAAGACGATTAAATGAGTCTGTAACATCTCTACCTAACGTAACAGACAAGTCACTGGCAGCTTTACCTAAAGATTTTAGCTGTCCAGGACTTAACCCTGCAGCAGTACCAATTGCGGCTGCTTGTGAAGCGTCTTGAAAGTTAATAGTAGCATTAGTAGCAGATACAATATCGTTTGCAAGAACTTTCATCGCTAAGCCTGTATTTGAGGCATAAGATTGTTGACTTGCTTCAAGTACTTTGAGGTCTCCTGCAGATTTTAGAAAGTTAAATGCAGCAGAAATAGCAAAAGTCTGTGCAGCAAGAGCTGCATAGGCGCCGACGAGTCCACCCATGCCTTGAGACATTTTGGAAAAGTTTTTAGAAGCATTAGAAGAAGCGCCTGCGACACCTTTAATATTTCGGTCAGCGGTACTTGAACCTTTCGCAACTTTATCTAAACTTTTAGATGCTTTATCAGCACTATTAGATACTTTCTTTAAACTGCCTTTATCATCAACCTCTAAGTCTACGGATATTTTATTCTTTGCCATTAGCCAGTCACATTATGGGTGTAGTTTTTACCACTTCCACCGCTTTTAGCTTTACGCTCTTCTTGCTTTCTACGTCTTTCTGCTTCTTCAGCTCTATAATTCATTAAAATTCGTTCGTAAACTTTCATCAAATATATAGTAGTTTTTTGGTCTTCTATGTCATAAACTTGAAAAAGCTGTGAACAATGTGACCAATCTTTTCCCATATAACTACCAGACATTCCTTCCCACTTATCTGATAAAAGGCTAAACATAAAAAATGCCACTTGAACCTCTGCCGGAAAGTCCGACTCAGTAAGTGGCATCTTTTGTGGATCAGGCTCTTGGCCCAATTGCTCACATATCTCTAGATATTGATCCATAGATATCGGTGAAGATTGTTCTTTCACATATCGAGCAAGTAAATCCTGAATCCGGGCTACTTGCTCCCAGTAAAATTTTCAAGATTTGAAACAGTGTCTGTGACCCAAGTATCAAAGCTATTAGAATTTTTCATTAATAGCTCTGCATTTTCTTGATTAAAAACTAGTTCGTCATCAGGGTTCTGTTTTGAGATATCCACCAAAAGAAACTCTTCTAAGTATGAATACTTTAAACCTTTCCAACCTTTGATAACTGCACTAACATACTCTTCCAGGAACCTATCTTCATCTAAGGTTTCTTCTGGTTGATGAGTACGCTTATTAAATTTTGTAGATATGCACCTTTTACGGAGCTTTAACAATTCGTCTCGGCCTAAATAACAAATATCAACAGAGAATCCTTTATACCCAGGAAAATCTACTGAGACTGTCTTGCTTGGTGTTAATAAACTAGCCAGTGAAACTGGCGCTGCGTTAGGAGTAGCTGAATCTGTCATTTTATATCCTTTTATTGTTTTTATGAAAACAAGTGGGGGTTTTTACACCCCCACTTTTATTGTTATTAGTATAGAAGATCTCAACATAAAAGTCAAGAACTATTTTTCTATGCTAATATTATGCTGCACCAACATATATAAGAGCAACTTCATCCGTCAATTCAATGCTGCTTGGTAGTGCATTGAAATTAGTTTCCAAAGCAATAACATCTTCAATTGAATGAGTAGGAATATCAATATGCGCAGTCGGCATCGCAAGCTCCAGACGAGGAGTTGAAGTACCTCCACCAACCTTAAAGGTTAGAGCAAATGAGTTAGTAACAACATTTGTAATTGCTTTCATATCTTCAAAGAAGTCAGAAGACTTATCTGTAGCTGCTGTATCTTTCAACAAGTAACAAGTAAAGTTACCGCTTACAGAACGACCACCAGTAACATGACCAATTGGAAGATTGACTTTGCCTAACTCTTCTGGAGTAATATAAGTAATATTATTTGAAATAGTAATACTTCCACCAGTTAGTGTAAGATCGTAAGATTCTTCTAGCTCATCTACAGAATCTCCATCTGGATCTTGAGTAGTAGGTACAATTGTAAGCTGAGTTAGGCGATTACGGATAAAGTTAGTAGTAGCTTGAGTATCCTCATAGATTGTTGCAGTTGGAAGCCCACTTGCAGTATCATCAATAACTTCTGAGGCTAGGCCTGACCAATCAATAGTAGCAATACCATCAATTTCAAAATTAAGAACAGCTTCATTTACAACAGAGCCAGCTAACTTATAAACTTTCTTGTTTGCATTACCTACTACAAAGTAAATATTTGCAGTTCCAAGAATTGACTTGTTAGAATTTGCAAAACGAATGTTTAAATTGGCTGTAGGTACATCAACGATTGGAGGCAATTGTGAATCATCTCCTTCATTAAAACCTGTGAAAGTACTTGAAGCATAAGCTGCATCGCCTACCATAAGCGCCCACAGAACTTCTTCTACAGCGTGATGGTTTGCAGCAGTATCAGCAGCACCCGCACCAGTACCGGCAGATATGAAAGGACGTACATAAGTACTAAAAGACCATTCTGCAGGAGCTAGTGAGTCATTAAATGCTCGTTTACCGCGCTTACTGTTACGGTTTGAATCTTCCATCTCTGAAAGTGTGATTTCTGATACGTTAGTAGCCTGTGAAAAGCTGAAGCCGTCCAATACAGGCATTTCCCATACGTCAGAGCCTATTTCAATATAGACCTTAGTATCGCGGCTAAAATATAGTTGTTGTGCCATTAGTTTCTCCTATAATCCTGAAAAGACTTGAACTTGAACGTTTGTTCGTGTCAGTATTTTCTAGTATCGAACCTCTATCGTCATTTCACCAACTCCATAAGGTTCAAGTACACCTTCATCAGTATCAATACTAATGACTGTGATTTGATGCGTATATTGTGTAACGCCTTTTCTGTCAATATATTGTAATCTAGAGTTATCCTCTAACACTACTTCTACATCCTCTAATAATTTATCTAAATCTTCTACTGCGTCTTCTGAGTTTACATAACATCGTAGTGTTATACTCATGAATCTATCTTTATAGCCTCCACCCTGATAATCGCGAGTTTCTGACCCCGCGTTTAGGTGCACTGCAGGAAATTCTTCTATCTCATCCCAAAACTTTAGTCGAGGATGTACATTATTAAATAAGTTTGTAAGGTATTCTCCATTTCCGTCTATCTTTTTTAGCTTATCCACTAGAGCATTTACAATGGCCTGCCTTCTAGTTGAGTACGTTCTTGTAGCCATTATTGTCTCCTAGTGTACAATCTTCCAGTTATCATTTGAGCTGCTATTTCTCGTATTGACCTATCGATTAGTTTACGAGGATCTCTATCAGGACTACCTTGTTTAAACCCCGGCTCAAAAGTTTGATAAGGGTACAGTTGGTAAGTATAGCCTATGGAGGGAAATCCTTGAGGTGTTTTACTTACATCTGTAATTCTAACTCCTGAAGCAAATCTACCTGTTTGATACTGTAGTCCCGGAAGATCCATGTTTTTTGCCACTACAGCATTAATTCGTGCATTTAAAGCAGCATATAGCTGTACTTGTGAAAAACTTTTATTAACAACTCTGCTACTCGCCCCGCTTTTGGTAGCCTTAGCTTCAATAGCTCCAGCTCCAGAAGCGATAGCTACTTTCTGTTTAGTAGTTATTTTGCCCTTTACTGCTTTTGATTTTCCCTTCGACTTAACAATAGCCCTAGGTTTTGCGGTTCCCTTATATTTCACTTTCTTTGACTTTGTTAAATTATGTAAAGTCGTAGCTTCTATGGCTTCTAACAAAGTGTCTGAACCTTCTTGATCTAGTAAAAATAAATACTCATCTCTTACAGATTCCGTTAACACTCTTAAAGCTTCTTTCTCTCCTATAGCCTCGGAAAGGTTATCAATACTTTTTTGCTCTGAAAGTATTGGAGTGTATTTTTTCGTTAACGAGCCTCTTGCGGATACTTCTTGAAAGTGCTCAGTAGAAAGGCTTACACCCATATTTCTTTTATACTCAACTATGTGATTAGATATATTTTTATACGCTTGAGTATTAGAATATTTTGTTTTGGAAGTCTTTGTTTGCATTACTGATTCTGCTGCAAATACCTTAGTGGTACTTACAGCACTTCCAAACTCTCCATGGCCTACATGAGATCCACTAGCTTCACTTATAATGTCTCCCTTATCTAATCTTCCTGTTACTAGCTTAGAGTCTTTTCCTGTAAGTTCGTTAAATCTTTTTCCCACTTCTCTTTTTATTCTTTGTACTGTATCATAGTTAAATACTGCATATATTTCATGAGTAGCAGGGGAGTAGCCCTCTGCCTTAGTATTTATAACATATTCTTTTGCTGAAAGTAATCTACCTCTAAAAGCTTTTACAGACATTTGACGAGCATCTTGGCTTGCTAGTCTTGTGGACCAAATACCACTAAGCTCTTTTACGTTTTCATCAGAAGTCTGAGCTCTCATCGCATCTTCAAAAGATGCTTTATCCCAAACAAAAATTTGTCCTTCATATTCTTCTACTTTGGATCTCATTGTAGTCATTTCCAATCTGTCTAATATTCTTTTAGACATTTTAGTTAATCCACTACTTGCCATTAGAAGTTCTTATATAAATCAAGCACACGCTTGATATGGTCTGGGAAAGCTACGTTATCTCGTTGACTAGAACTTGCTTGGTTCTGTACAGACGCCCCTGCTAGTGTACGACGTTCTTTATGCTCATCTTTTAAATAATAAGTAATTAAGTCAATTACTGCAAGCTGTAAATCTTTAGGAACAGTTTCATACCCAGCAGTATATACAACTCTTACTGCTCCAGGACCTTTTCGCCAGTTACGAAAGTTTATGCCTCCAGTAGTACGCAAAAGACCATCAGTATTAGAATCAAAATAAAATTCATGATTAGCTTCTGTTAGAGCTACATAACTATCTTGATAAGACGCTCGCTCTTCTACAGATACTATAGTATTTACAGGACTCTCAGTAAGTTGTATCATATGAGTATCCCAAGTAACATTAATGACTTCTGTTTTATTAGTACTGTAGTAGTCTACAATGCTATTTCCACAGTAAGTTTTTATTAACTGACTCACAGCAGGAATTAAAGCTTCAAGGCGCAAGTCTTCTTTCGGAGATTGAATGCCTTCAGCTTCTTTATATTCTTCTAGTGTAATTAAATCCGTCATATTTGAGTCATCTAATAAAAACTCGGGGGAGCGAACTCCCCCCAGTCCCTTGGTTCAGATTAAGATGCGAGGTCGATCTTAACAGCCGAACGGTTACCTGCTGTGTCTGCAACCAACTCTTCAAAACCGAGTGATTGAGTAGCAACGATAACACGACGCTGATTACCGACTTCGTAATCTGTCTCAACTTGAACGCCACGTAAACGTGGAATTGCATAGTTACGAGTGTTAACAGCAAATGCGCATGGAACGCCAGCAGTCTCATTAACAAAGCTATCAGAAACGATTACAGGTGAACCATATACCGCACCAATTGCACCAGTAATCTTAGTAGCGATATCAGAACCTACATCAGTAATGTCGGCAAAACCTGAGTCTTCGATAAGCTCGTAGTAGCGTGCTTGTGAGATGATGTAAGCAACATCAGTAGGGTTAATACCGTACTTGCCCATTGCCTTACGAGCAGTAAGAAGGTTAGCTGCTGTAAGAACGTCACCGCCACCAATGCTAGGAGCTACTGAACTTGCAGTTGCATAGCCATCAAGACCAGTGATTGAACCAGCACCATTGATGATAGCATTATCTACTGCGCGGGCGTGTGCACGAGCAACTGACTCAACGAGCATAGGCATCAAATTAACAAGAACTTCTTCGTCTACATGGTTATCCATGAAAGTCTGTGAGATTAGACGATAAGCATTCAAGATTACTTGAGAAGGCTTATATGTGTTATCAGAAGCATCACGATTTTCTAGATTACCAGCAGAAGCTGCACCAGTTTGGAAAGTTGCAGGCTCAACGTCTGGTTGAATAGGTAGTACAGTTGCTGCACCATTTACTTGAATTTCACGGAACAGGCCAGCTGTACGCAGATTCAAAGTAACTTCCTTTTCAATTTGACGAGAAACTTCTTGATCGATATCACCAGCATTAGTTGCATAGTCGATACCTGCTTTCTCTTGAATGCTTTGACCGAATGCAGTATTCATACCTTTGCCAGTTACTACACCAAGGATATGTGCTTGCATGAAATCTTTGCCCCACTTAGTGAGATCGTTATTAGTTGTACGATCTGCAAAAGTACGCTTTGAGTCACGCATCTTAGCAAGCTCATCACTCTTCTCTTCAAGTTCTTTCTTGAATGCAGAAAGAGTTGCGTTAAAGTCTGCATCTTTCTCAGCTAATTTAGCTTCGAGGTCTGCTTGCAAACGCTCAGCACCAGTCTCAACAGCAGTAACTACTGCAGTTTTAACTTGCTCTTCTTGTGCTGCTTTAGCGGCAACTTCCGCTGCTGCTTTTTCTTGTTCAGCTTTTTCAGCTGCTTTCTGCTCGGCTTGCTTCATTGCGATATTAGCAGCAGTTTGCTCCGCTACTTTTTTAGCAAAAGCTTCCAAGTCGATTTCTGGAGTATTAACTTCAGACATTTTGATCTCCTGTTGTGCGGATAAATCCGCCTTTTCCGGTGTGTCACTAGCTACGCTAGAGGTATTGACCTCGTCCTTAGCCAGAGTCTGACCGGCTAGATCTACACGATTTGTGAAAGTTTTCTTGAACTCTTCATACTCTGTCATAGAGTTAAAAGATTTCGCCAAAGAAAAAGTAGCTGCCTGATTGCAAGGTACGGAAACAACCGAAACTTCAAACAACTCAGCATCCTTAATCATTAATCCATCGGTTTCCTTAATATAGTCTGCATCCTTGACACGGAAACCAACAGAAAAGGCTCCAAGGACACCATCTTTAACAAGTTCAGCAACATTGCCAGGGGCACTTTTACTGATTTTGCATTCTAGTTCTAGACCATTTGGACCAGCTTTCATG